CCCAAGTGCCCGCCGGTGATGCGCGAGGTGAAGGAGTCGCACCAGATGGACTGGGTGCGCGCCTGCAAGGAGGACGCCGACGACCGTACACTGTCGGCATCGGATTTCAGCGAGGCAGGCCCGTTCAACGAGATGGTCGTCATGGGCGTGCTGGCCGTGCGTTTGCAGGGACTCAATCAGGAGCTGCACTGGGACGGCGAGAAGATGCGTTTCACGAACATCCCCGCCGACGCTACGATCAAGACGGTCATCAAGGACGGTTTCAGCATCAAGGACGGACACCCCACCTTCAAGAAGACGTGGACCGATCCGGTCAACGCCAACCAGTTCGCCGAGGAGCTTATCAAGCACAACTACCGCGAAGGCTGGAAGCTGCCCGACATGCCGATGTAATTTTTCAGAACCATTTCGTCAGGCCGAGCGCAATCGAGCTCGCTCGAATTGCCGAGGCGAGAAATGGACGAAAGAAATTCAACGATAAAACGACCCGAACATGAAAATCGAGAAACTGACGCTTCCGGCCGCATCCGACCGCAGGGCGTATGACATTGCCGACATGATCGACATCCGCTACCATCCGAGCGTGGCGCACGTCCGAATTCTGGATGATCTTCACGCGGAGGTCTCTACGGCCGACGACTGGATGGAGATCGTGAGAATGGACATCGAAACGTTTTGTCCGGACGCGACCTTCGAAAAAGTCGACAGATGGCAGGAAAATTGAGAACAATCGAACAGCAAACCGAAACATTATGAACTCCCAAAAAATGAACCCGATCGATCGCGCGATCCTTGCAATCGACCACACCATCCGCAAACACATCGACGTCGAAATCTGCGACGCCTATGCTTCGACTATCCGAGACATATATGACGATTGCGTCCGCATGAATGGCCGTGCGGTATTACCGGACGGCACTACTTTCGATTCGAGCAGGCTGCCGCATCAGGTGTCGCTGCCATACATCTGCAAGGTGTTGCGGGACGATTCCCGCACACGGGGAATCAGTGAAACAACTGCCGAACCTCTGGGTCGTCGGGATGTGCGGCGGCGTAAGCGCGCACAGCTTCGAGGAGCGATTCCTGATACGGTTCGTTGTACGGGATCATCTTCGCAATCCGATGCGCGATACCGTATGTCGACTGTGTTTCACCAACTTCTTGCAGGCGTCCCCTTACGAATGATACAGAACACGCCAAATCAATTTCTGCTCGTAATCGATCGGCGCGATCTCTGTCGGGAGAAAGCGATAGATTTCGACATAGCGTGGCCAACTCTGAGTGATAGATTTTCAGATAGTGATGAAGATTGGCCCACTTTTGCTGAATAGATTGCGCCTGGCCATTGAACATACCACGTGTGAAGAGTTCGAGCGTTTCTACGCGCGTCTTCAAAAGCAGGAAATCGAATTCGGAAACCATATCTAATGAATTTTTATAAAAAGAATCGCGATGCGACGATCAATCCTAACCCGACAAAAAGGAACCCGAATCCAGCGATTTCGGCGCCTGCTTCGAAAGGCGTCATCAGCTCTTTTGGTTCTGTATCTTGGGTTCGTTTACATACTTCTCGACGTGAACGCATCAGAAGACGATTTAATCGCAGCACTTGACAGAATAAAGCGGTTGCGATGGCGACGATACCGAGTGCAATTGATATGGATGCCGATAACGCCAGAATCCGAGCTATGTTCATCGTTCTGTCAGGTATGCCAAGCGACGCAACAATGCCGAGAAGCGCACATCCGCCGACTATCAATTGTTGGAGAAATCCTTGATGCAGCGTATCTCGACTACTCTGAATTTCTCGCAAAATACGGGCCTGCTCCGGATTGGGTATTCGATTAGATGCAGATGCCTGTAACGGCGATAGAAACGGAACTTTCATAATCGCAGATTTTTGTAGTTGAACGGACAAAGATAGCGATTTTTTGCGGGCACGGCCCGTACCTGTGTAGCTCAACGGCAGAGCCGCCGCCGAGGCGAGATCGGGGTTCGACTCCCCGCACAGGACACGACATATCATGGAAATTTATAAAGGCATACTGTGCATCAGCGGTACGGAGCTGACAGCACCCTCTGAAAATTCAGGAGGGGGGGGGAATTTCTCAGTGTCAGCAATTTAAAGATTTTAGTACACCGCGGTCAAGTCAATCGGTTGCGCCGAGCATCGAAGGGCTGCTCCGCACTGTATGAATACGCGAGTCTTCCGCTGCGCATCCGCCGCGCCTGGGAGGAGCTGCACGGCGACCCGACGAAGCAGCCGATCAAGACGAAAGTCATCGATTTCATCCACTACGACGATAAGGCGCGTTCGTTCTACTCCGAGATGGTTCTGCCTTCCGGCGACACGCTGACAGCCTCCGACGTACAGAAGTACACGCTCAACGCTTCGGTGTTGGGCGGCGTGCGGGAGTACATCTCGTCGAAGCTGGCCGCACGGAGTTTCTTAGGCCGGAAGACCACGAAGAAGGAGTTGTGGTCGGCCATCAGCTCGTCGATCGACGACGGCGAGTTCCGCAAGGCGTGGGAGCATACGCTTCCGACGTTCCCGGCGAAGCTGCGTGCCAAGTACGAGAAGTTCATCGCCGACGGCTACGCCTCGCTCGTGCATCTCGGCTTCGGCAACAACAACTCGCGCAAGGTGACGCAGCAGATCGAGCGGCTGCTGTGGGCGCTCTACACGATGCCGAACAAACCCTTCGGGCTGGAAACGCACGACTACTACAAGATGTTCATGTGCGGTGCCATCGCCGTCTACGACAAGCAGAGCGGGGAGCTGTTCGACCGCGACGCCTTCATCCGTCAGGGTGCGCCGATGGAACTGTCGGCAGCCACCGTCCACAACTATCTCAACCAGGCCCGCGCCCGCGCTGCCGTCGACAAGCGCCGCAACGACTCGCTCTGGTACTCCGACCATCACATGCCCTACGTTCACCGCAAGCGGCCGCAGTTCTCGCTGTCGCGCCTGTCGGCCGACGACCGCGACCTGCCGCGCAAGGATCGCAGCGGCGTCGCCCCCTTGGCCTATTACATCTACGACATCGCCTCGACGGCCGTCGTGGGTGTGGCCTATTCCAGAAAGAAAGACAAGGCGCTGTTTCTCGAATGTTTCCGCGACATGTTCCGCACCCTTGTCAGGAAAGGTCTCCCCATGCCTGCGGAGATCGAGTTGGAACATCACCTCGCGTCGGATTTCCGCGACGAGATGTCGACGATGTTCCCCTTCGTCCGTTGGTGCCGGCCGGGCAACGCCCGCGAGAAGTACGCCGAGCCGATGAACCGCTCGAAGAAGATGACCGTCGAACACCGCAACCACCCCAACGTGGGGCGCTGGTGGGCACGCGGCGAATGGTACACACAGCGTTCGGCGAAGGTCGACAATCAATACGTGGAGAAGCTCTACGATTATTCGCAGCTCGTACAGGAGGATCGCATGGACATCCTCGAATACAACATGGCGCCGCACCCCAATCAGAAAAAGTATCGGGGCATGACGCGCTGGCAGGTGCTGCTCGAACAGTTCAACCCGAACCTCGAAAACGTGAACCGCGCCCTTGTGACCTACTGCATCGGCGACAAGATCCGCACGAGCGTGCGCGCCAATCAGTTCGTCATGGCCGCCTGCCGGGAGTTCGTGCTTCCGTCGCCCGAGATACTTGGACGGTTGGAACCCGGCAATTATAAAGTGGACGCCTACTGCCTGCCCGAAGAGGACGGCACGGTCAACGAAGTATTCCTGTACCAGGGCAGCCGCTTCCTGTGCCGTTGCGAGCCGTTGGAGGCATATCAGACGGCGACGGTCGAACAGACGGATCGCGATCTGGAAATCCGCGAGCAGCAGTTCCGCTACATCGAGGCGTTCAAGTCGCAGGTCAAGAACGATCTGGCGGATGTGCCGCATGTGGGCATCCTCAAACACGACGACCTTCGGGCCGTCGACGAGGTGCAGGATGTCGAGGAGGTGGCCATCCCGACCACGGTGGACGACCTGGCACCGTTCGACGTCGACACGGAGATCGATTTCGACGCTGTACGCCGTCAGGCCAAGAAGAATCTATCCAAAACCCAACAGAAATATGGAACAGCATCTTAGAGACCGTGTGCTTGCGGCCTTACGCGAGCAGCGGCAGAACTTCGGCGGCAGCGCCGCGCAGTTCGCCGTATCGTTGGACATCAATCCCGCACAGTTGTCGCGTCTGATGAAGGGCGACACGGAGGGCGTCGTGAGCGCCCAGAAATGGGAACATCTGGCGCATGTGCTGGGCGTGGAGCGCGACAACACATGGCGCGCGGCCCGCACGCAGGTCTACGAGTACGTCACGCAGCAGCTCGAAGAGTGCCAGCGCAGCAGCATGTGTGCGATTCTGGTCGACCGCGCGGGCGTGGGCAAGACTTTCGCCGCGACGATCTACAAACGTTCGCACCGCAACGTAGTTTATGTCGACTGTTCGCAGGCCAAGACACGGCGCAAGCTTCTGCGCACGATCGCCCGGCAGCTGGGCATCGATACGGCCAAGACCTACGACATGCTCTACGACGCCGTGGTCTACGCGCTCAACACGGCCTTCGAACGGCCGCTGGTGATCCTCGACGAGATGGGTGATCTCAAACGCGAATCGATTCTGGAAGTGAAGGCGTTGTGGAACGCCACGCAGTACCGCTGCGCGTGGTACGCCATGGGTGCCGACGGGTTGAAGAAACGCATCGACACGGCCATCAGCAACGAGGTCGTAGGCTTCGTGGAACTGTTCAGCCGCTTCGGCGGACAGTACAACCACGCTACGCCGGAGGACGACGCCTCGGCGATGCAGTATCTTTCGAAAGACTGCGCGGCGATCGTCAAGCTCAACGCCGACACTTCGGTCAACGCCGCACAGCTCATCCGTCGCTGCAAGGCGAACCCCCGTATGATCTACAACGAACTGCAATTTGCGCAATGAGAAAGCGAAAATACATAAGCGTCAAGGAGCTTACCTCTCGAACGTTCCGCACATTCAACCTCAGCCGGCAGTGGACGGATCATCTGGGCGAGGTCGAGGTCGGCGCGACGATTCTCATCTGGGGAGAATCACGGCAAGGCAAAACCTCCTATGCCGTACAAATGGCCAAGGCATTTGCAATGGGTGACGCACGCACGCTTTACATGCCGTTGGAGGAAGGGCCGAGTCTGTCGTTCCTGCGAGCACTGAAAAACGCCCATGCCGAAGATGCACGGCGTCTGATGATCGCACCGATCGAAATGCGCTTCGAGGATCTCGATGCCGTGATGGCCGAACGCACGGCACCCGATGTCGTGGTGATCGATTCGATCCAGTATTCGGGAATCAACTACGACGACTATCGTTCCTTCCGAAACGCGCACCCCAAGAAAACGCTGATCTTCACCAGCCATGCCGACGGGCGCGATCCACGAGGCACGACAGCGTCGTCGATCAAGTACGACGCCGGCGTCAAGGTTTTCGTCAAGGACTACGTCGCCAATGCCGGCAGCCGCTACGGCGGCGGAAAGCCCTTCGAGATCTGGCCGGAGAAGGTCGCGGAAATGGAGCTCGAATAATCTTTCAATCACATTTAAAACTTACGGATATGGCACGACAAAAGAAACAGATCATCGCGGGCGTCACCCGTGAACGGATGGAAGATGCGTTCGGCGAGTACGCTGTGGCCGACGCACGCATTGCGAAGATTCAAGCGGACATGGATGTCCAGTTCACGAAGATCCGCGAGAAATACGCCGACGAGCTGGCCGAATTACAGCAGACCAAAACCAATTCGTTCGAGGTGATGCAGGTCTTCGCAACGGAGCATCGTGAGGAGCTCTTCTCCAAACGTCGCAGCATGGAGACGACGCACGGCATCATCGGATTCCGCACGGGAAATCCCAAACTGAAAAATCGCAAGGGCTTCACTTGGGCATCCGTACTCGAACTGGCGAAAACATTCATGCCCGCTTATGTGCGAACGGAGTTTGCACTGGCGAAGGACTTGATTCTGGCCGACCGCGACGAAGAGGGTATGGCGGAACAATTGACCAAGTGCGGCGTCTACGTGGATCAGGATGAGACCTTCTATGTCGAACCCAAGAAGGAGCAGGAGACGGCATAATCATGGATCGGTCGGCAATATACAGGGAGATCTACGGCTATCTTGCGCGGCTGGGTGCCACGGATCGTAAGGAGGACATTCTGGAACCGTTCGGGAAATCGCGTCTGCGTGATCTGACGGATGCCCAACTCCTTCGCGTGCGGAACGACCTTTGGCTCGAAGCCGACAGGGCGATCAAGGCCAGCCGCAGCGAGGTGCTCTGCCTGCTCAGAGATCTCGGACTCTACCAGAAACCCTATTCGGAGACGTCGCGCGAGTTCTTCGCTCGCGTCGACGCCTTCGTCTCGCAGCCGCGCATCGCAGGGAAACCGTTCCGGTTCCTGACGATTGCCGAGCTGCGCGAGCTTTACGTCAAACTTCGGGCCTTGCAGCGCAAGGGGGTGAAGGTCGCCGAACGGTCTCGTATATTATCCAACTTAAAACCATCGTAACTATGCCGAAGCCGAATTTAGTCTACTTGGAACGCGTTGCCGAGGTGCAGCGTATCACCAAAGAAGAACAGACCAGAACGGGAGCGCCGCTGTCCAAGATATTCCATAGGACGATCGAACCGCGCTTCCGCATATCGATTCACACATTCAGAAAATACATCGCCGAACCGCGGATTCTCGGACGGATCGAGGCGTTGAAAAAAGAGAAAAGCCATGAGTAAAATCTTCATACCCGACAAAGATCGCCGTCTCTTTACGCTCGAAGATGCTATTGCTGCCGCAAATCAATACATGAATCCGGATAAACAAATTTACCACAATGGAATCAACGAAACAGATTAAAATCGAAATCCGCAACCGTTGGACTGGCTCGGTCGTATTTGAATACACGAAAGAGGGAAACACAATCACCGAAACGGTTTTGGACGCTATTAGGCGCGGTGCTGATCTGCGCGATGCCGACCTGTGCGGTGCCGACCTGCGCGGCTCCAACCTGCGCTGTGCCAACCTGTGCGATGCCGACCTGTGCGATGCCAACCTGTGCGGTGCCTACCTGCGCGATGCCGACCTGCGCGGTGCCAACCTGTGCGATGCCGACCTGCGCGGTGCCAACCTGTACGGCGCCGACCTGCGCGGTACCGACCTGCGCGGTGCCAACCTGCGCGATGCCAAAGGATGTTATCTATCATGCCCGACCGAGGGTAGTTTCATCGGTTGGAAAAAAGCCTCTGGGCATATCGTAAAGTTACGGATTCCGGAAGATGCACGGCGCAGTTCGGCAACGGGACACAAATGCCGTTGCGATAAAGCATACGTCATGGAGATTCAGAACATGGACGGCACCAAGGCAACTGAGGATACCGTTCGTGCCGACCATGACAAAAACTTCGTCTACACCGTCGGTGCCACAGTCGAAGTTCCGGATTTCGACGATAACAGGTGGAGCGAATGTGCACCGGGTATTCATTTCTTCATCGATCGCAGGGAAGCGGTGGAGTACTAATGACGCACGGTTCTCTATTCAGCGGCATCGGCGGCTTCGACCCGGCGGCCGACCGGGCCGCGCGGGCGCCCCACGCCCGCCG